TAAAGTTATCTGGCAAATACCTGATGAAGAAGTAGAATGGGAAGAACTCGAAGCTCAATGGGATAAACAGGAAGAGGATAATAGTTTTATGGCCCAGGTTAAACGTGGTATGTCTGGAATGAATGAGGGGTTTGATAATGGGTTAAAAGTTATCAATAATCATATTCACGGGACTCACCGTGGCCGATACTATTTAATAGGTGCCGACAGCGGGGTTGGTAAAACTACAATTGCTGATTTCATGTATCTGTATTCTCTTTGGAGATCTGCTAAGAAGAAAGGTATCAAGCTCTACATCAAGTACTTCTCATTTGAACTGTCTGCTGCTGAGAAGAAAGCAAAGTGGGTATGCCAGTGGGTTAAGACTATCTATAATATTGACTTATCCACTGACTATATTATGGGACGTATCCCAGGATTACTTCTTGAACCTGAGCATCTCAAATTAGTAATGAGAGCCTATGGTGTGATTGAAGAAATGATGGGGGATATGGTGTTGATAGACCACATGCTGCATCCTACAGGTATGCTTAATAAGCTGGTTGAGGAGCACTATGAAAAGATTGGTACTGTAATTCGTGATACACCAAAAGAAGGTAAGAAGAAAGGAATGATACGTGGATTTAAAGCTAATGATCCATTAGCTATGACAGTAGTAATTGTAGATCACTTAGCATTGATTAATGTTGAAGGGGGTGCTACTACCACTAAGCAGATTATGGATCGTTGGTCTATGTATTCAGTGCAATTACGCAATATCTTTAACACAACCCTTATTCAGATCCAGCAGTTTTCCACATCAATGATGTCAGCTTATCGGGAACAGAAGAAATCTGAAACCGCTATAGCACCTCAGAGGTTAGACTTCGGAGATAGTAGTTATACTTATCGCGATGCTGATGCAGTGTTTGGTATGGTTAAACCTATTCAGTACAATCTGAAGACTTTCAATGGTTACCATCTTGAAGATATTGGACAGTATTTCATTGCCCTGTTTTTAATGAAGAATCGCTATGGGCCGGCAGACCGCTGGATGCCCCTCTTTATGAATCCACTTTCAGGAATGTTCTATGATATTCCACTTCCCACAGCTTATGGTACAGATAATCAACCAGCTATAAATTATTTCATCACAGAAGCTAAACGTATAGAAAACGTATGTCAACAATTCAGCTCCCCACAAGGGAAAACCCAGTAAAGGCTACCAGGATAGGGCCCAAGATTCTGGTACTATATTCTCTTCCAAAAACGGGGAAAACAGAGCAACTTACAGAATTAGCTAAGATGGCTGATTGCTTAATAGTTGATACTGAACAGCCTCATGGTACCGATACTTATGAAACCACCGCAATGAAGGTAGATAATATGGCACAGGTCATGTATGTACCTACGTTAATAACCTCTGAAGGTATTAAACGTACCGCTACCGGTAAGAAAGGGATGGAAGCTTTCCCTTATCAATTTGTAGCTATTGATACACTTGATGCTGTAGAAGATATGGCAGAAATATCTGAAACTGTAAAGTACAAGGAAGGTACAATGGGTAAGAATTTCAAGGGCCGTTCAGTACTTGAACTACCAAATGGTGGAGGTTATTACTATTTGAGGGAGGGTGTAAAGGATGTAATTGAAGCTTACTCGGCTATTACCCCATATCTAATTCTCATTGTACACGTTAAAGAAAAGCTCATAGCTACTAAGGAAGGAACTGAGGTTAAAGTGAATGATATTTCACTTACTGGTAAGCTATCTTCTATCGTCTGCGGAAAAGCTGATGCAATAGGTTACATGTATAGAACCCCTAAAGGGGAGCTTCGTGTTTCATTTCAAACTTATGATGGTGCAGTAATGGGTGCCAGGCAAAAGTATCTTGCCGGTAAAGACATACAATTTGATTGGTCTGTAATTTACCCCGATGTATTCCCTCAATCTTCAACAGCAGAATAATGGAAAAAGTTAAAGTAATTGAACAAGACAGGTATCGTGATGGTGGTACTGTTGTTTACATAGATGCTGTGAACAGGCTTTATTATATGTGGGTACCTACTAAGAAAATCTATAACCAGATAGGTGGTAGAAATTTAGCTGACCCCTCTCCTTACATTAGAGAAATTCTTGTAGAATTGGAAATTGTACAATCTTTTTAAATATGGCAGCAATACCCCCTGAGTATGATAAACAGTGGAATTCAATTAACCATTTTCTTACAGGTTATTTAAGAATTTGCCATTGCCAGCGTAAGTTAAAATCTATTGTAACTATATTGCTTTCTATAAAAGGTAAATTAAAAGATTTAAATTGGAATGGCCTAACACCGGAAGAACTTTTAATCTGCAATCTACTTGACAATGTTGAAAATATATTTACTCATGGGACTAATTGCGAATATCCTCTCCTTGGAAATTCGGGTATATGGGAATATATAGAAACCATAAAAGATAGTCCTGCTTTATTGGACAATTAGATATGAATAAATCTTTAGAACAAGTACAAGAATTTCATCAGGTCTTCAACCACCCAGTAGGTAATCTCACTGAGTTTGAACCATTACAGGTAAGGCAATTGAGGATTAAGCTGCTGTTTGAGGAGTTAGAAGAGCTTGCTAAGGCTTCTGATTGCATGGAGACTTTTGTAAATCTCTGTATTGAGCCTTGGGAACGGGAAACTACTTCAGTTTTCTCAGATGATCCTGAAGTTGCTGGAATATTATATGATTCGCCTGATGGTGATAATGTAAACCAGCTTGAAGAGCTTGATGCCCTCTGTGATCTTCAATACGTTCTCAATGGAAAGATTATCACTGCAGGAATGCATGAGATATTCGACAGAGAGTTTGATCTGGTTCATCAGAATAATATGAGTAAAGCTCATAATTCTTGGTTACATGCTGAACAAACTATTCAAAGTATACCTAAGGAAGAAAAATATCAAATACTCGGAATAAATCCCAACACATTTGTACTTACTAATTCTTCTGGTAAGGTTATCAAACCCCATGACCACAAGAAAGTACAGCTTTCACTAAATCCATAATAATGGCTGTATATGTGGATTCTCTTGTAGATTATGTCTGGAGATTGGGGCCCAGTTGTCATATGTTTGCGGATACTCTTGAGGAGTTGCATACTATGGCTGATAAAATTGGAATGAAAAGAAGCTGGTTTCAAAAATCTAATAAAGGTTTACCTCATTATGATCTTGTAAGAAGCAGACGCAATAAAGCAATTTCATTTGGAACAATCGAATTAGATAGAAATACAGCAATTGCTAAGTGGAGAGAACTTGGCTATTAAACCCGGATTTATAAATCAACTATAATTATGTTAGATTTCTTACAGAACATCACTATTGCTGATGTAGCAGAAAAGACAGTGGCACGCACAGGCGGCCCCCGTAAACAACGTAACCCGGAAGGATTAGCTATCCGTGTATTCCGTGACGGTAGTGTATACCCATCTCTTGAACTTGTAGAAAAGTTTGGATTGGAATATGCAGCCAAAGATTCTGCTGTGACAGGTAATGGTTTTGATGTGATTGACACTCAACTATTTCCACAGTTCCAAGCAGGTAAACGCATCTTAATTATTTCCCCAGCCCAGAAATCTCTTCCTAAAGTTGACCTGTTTGGTTCAACTGTTTATGAAGAAGATGGTAAACCTAAGTCAAGTGTTATTGACCAGGGGAGTAAAAGCTTTGGTACAGAAGAACTTATTCCGGCCATTGAAGAAATCTATGGTTTAACCTTTGCTAAAAGTGCAGTTACAGGTAAAGAAGGTGCAGAAGATTCACCTGCAGTTGAAGGGCTTGACTTCGTGGATATGTTACTTGTAGCTAATCCAGCTACAGGTGAGCCATGGACTGCGCCGCGTGATGTAGTTTATATCCCTAAGAAAGTGAGCCGTGGTAAAGACAAGGGAACAGTATCTACTCAGCGCCGTGAAAAACCTGAGTTCTACGCTTTTCTACCAGCAGAAGTAGTTAATGCAGCTCAACCAGCAACCGAACCTGTAAAAGAGATTAATTCTTTGGCAGAAGCAAGAGAATTTGGTACCGCTGAGACAGAATAATTTCCTGAAATGGTAGCAACTTCCTACCTTTCATTTTCTTCCGTGGGTGTAGGGTATTCTCTCTGCATCCCATTTTTATCTACCTTAAATTTCTCTATTATGGCAATTGGTATTGGCATTAATCCCAATGTAGTTTTCAAGTCTATCAACATCAATGAAAAAGGCACCCTGGAACTTGAGTTTGCTCAGGCCGGCAAAGAAACCGTTAAGAAAAGTGTGTTCGAGCAATCATTGACTGCCCGTACAAATGAAGACACTACCGGTACAAGGTTGTTCGTATTTCAGCCTATGTTACCAAATAAGCCTGAGTTTACGATTGAACAAAAGATCAACCGTGTTGCAGGTGATTTTACTTCTCTGCATAAACAACTTGGCCAGATCCTTGAACAGTTCGTGGTAGCTGACCAGATTGATTTGGATACTATGGATGTACAATATGCCAACACTGGTATTATTGATGCAGCATCTTATGAATCCCGTATTCTTGACCAGGATGTTATTTCAAAGATCTATACTAACATCATTAAGCGTTTTGCTGAACTGATGAAGCCATTTATTAATGATGTAACCAATCCTGTAAGGTTAAAGTTAATCCGTCAGAGTAAGGATAAGCATTATGCTACACTACCTTCCCGCTTTATTACTGATAACCCGTTTATTGAACCAATGAGTGTGCCAGAAGACCAAAGCAAGGTGAAGTTCAGTAAATGGGAAATTGATAATGGCCTGGATAGTTCTGCACCGGTATCAAAAGATACTGCTGAGCAGAAGGTTGCCGCCCCGGTTGCAGAGAGCAACCCGTTTGCACCACAATAGCCGATTCTCTTAAACCCCTGACCCATGATATTAGGATTCCTTGCTGATGAAGATATTCTTCTGCAGCACATTGACGAATACACTTTGTACTGTCACTATTTGGAATTTGAACCCGAGATAAGATTGAACTACAGTTCACCAATCCGTGAAGGGGATGAAACCCCTTCATTTGGATTGTATCCCTGTAAGAAGCTGAACCGGGAATTCATGTGGAAAGATTCCGGAAATATGGGTGACAGTGGCGATGTATTCAAACTCATTAAACTGATGTTTGGATATACAAGCAGGTCTGAGGTATTAGGTAGGATAATGTCAGATTTTGGATTAGGGCCTGGCGTAGAGAAGAGAGGTAAAGTAGTGAGGGCTAAACCTGTAATGAGAAGTGATGCAGATATACGTATCCGCCCCCGTCTCTTCACAGCAGCAGATCTCAACTGGTGGAATCAATTCAATATTTCTAAATCTATTCTTGAGCAGTACAAAACATCTTCCTTATATTGTTATTGGCTAACCCCATCACAGAGAGTTCCCGTATTTCCTATGGGGCTCTCTTTTGTTTATAGGGTATATGATAAATACCAACTCTATTTTCCACAGAAGGAAAAGGGTAAGAAATTCAGGCATGACTTGCAGGAACATCATGTTCATGGGATTGAACAACTCACTTATAGTACTGATACTTTGGTAATTACCAAGAGCCGTAAAGATGTAATGACGTTGAGATCTTTTGGATATGATGCAGTAAGTCCCAGGTCTGAGAATACCCCTATGCCTGAATCATTCTTTAATTGGGCTGACAGTAAGTATAAGAAGAAGGTAGTATTGTTTGATAATGATATGAAACATCGTGGAGAGTGGTACCCTTATCCTAAAATTTATATACCTGAATCTACAGGTTGTAAAGACATCTCAGACTTTACGAGAGATTATTCACCGACAGCAGCTTCACAGTTGCTTCAAACAATTATATGAGTTATAAGACAGAAACTTTAGCTAAGTCTGCTGCTGAGAAAGTTAAGGCTATTCTACATTTTGGGAACTGGAAAGTTATTGTACATGAAAATCTTGGATGGCATTGCAGTTTAAGATGGGAGTTTTTTAGCCTTTCTATAGAACCTGAGGGGGAAAGAGGAAATAGATTCATGCTTTTAATTGGGCCTGGCGGGTGTGGTATAAGTTCTCTCTCTGTAATACACGGTAACGATGCTAATGAGATTATCAGTAAAGCACCATCATTAGCCCTCAAAGAACTTCTTTATTATACTAAAGTTGCAGATTGGCTTAAAACTGTACAAAATGGAATTAAACCGACTGGAAATAGAGCAGCGGCTCGAAAGAGGGTTAGTAGGAAAGATGGTGCAGTTTGAGACTGTGCATTCCATCAAGGTTACAGGTAAGCTGCAGAGGTTAGCCGTGAACATTGAGAACAAAGAAGTGATAATCACATTCATGCTTGGTGGTAAAGAAACTACCAGGTATGAGTGTGATATTAAATATTTTAATGAAAATTTAGAAATCCTTTATGGCGATTCATACAGAGGAGAACGTACAAATATCCGCAGGTTACTCGAAAACGATAGATGAAGGGGCTAAGGAATTAATGTTTGATGTACTGCAACGGTATCAGTACAGTTTTCCAATTAAATCAACAATCAGAGAGGTTGTATCTAATGGATTAGATAGTATTACTGAAAAGGTAATGGCCCGTAAGATCCTATCTGGTGAATCTTCTGTAGAAGACTTCTTTATACAAAAGGAAGGGGATATTTACAAGGATAGCAGATTTGATCCAACTTATTACGATCCCAGTTATCTATCACCAGCAGATGAAGTTATTGTAGAATACTTTGATGGGGGTGAAATGGGTAAGGACAAGGTACTTATTACTGATTATGGGGTAGGCCTTGGTAGAAGCAGACTTGAAGGGTACTTCTCATTAGGGTGGTCTTCAAAACGTTTGAATAAAGTAATGTTGGGCCGTTTTGGACTTGGTAATAAGAGTCCATTATCAATAGGAGTGCCTTTCTACACCGTCACCAGCAGATGGAACGGGATGGAATTCTGTTTTAACGTGTATAGCCATAAGGTTGAAAGTTTAATACCTAAGCTCGATACTGAGCTTATGGTAGAAAATCCAACCTATCAATTTTCAAATGGTTATATAGCTTACTACAAGAAAACTTCTGAAGTAAACATGCTGCAGATTGAGATCTCAGCCAAAAAGCATCATAAATCTCAATACCTGGATGCTGTTACTGGGCAATTACTTTACTTTAAAAATGTAAGATTATTTCTACATGAGAATGGGCAGCGTAATGAAATTCCTGTAAGGGCTGATATTCTTTATGAGGACGATATGATTGTTCTTTCAAAGAATTCATCTTACAGTAAACCTCACATGCTTCTCAATGGTGTGAACTACGGATTCATTAATTTCCAGGAATTAGAGCTTGAGGAAAAGCTTGGTAACATTGGTATTAAAGTGGATCCTGAATCCGTTGAAATTAATCCATCCAGAGAAAGTCTATTATGGACTGACAAGACACGGGAAACTATCGTGAACAGGTTCAGAGAAGTAGTTGAAATAGCACAAGCTACCATTAATGCAGAACTTCGTGAAACTGATTTCCTGAAATGGTTAAAGATCTGTTCTACAGCCTCTTCTGAAAAATGGACTTCTGCTGGGGATTCTACCGTAATAGGCAGGCTTTCCAAGATAGTTGACATGAGTAAGATTGAACTGGCCTATCCTGTTAATCCTGAATTCAGGTTCAATAACCGTCTCATGGACGGTGTAAGGATTAACAGGGTTGAGATGACTACCGAAAGGAAAGGTTCTAAGGTCACTAAAAAGGTTGAGTATCAATTGAGCTGGCGTACAGCCCTTACTGAAGGAAAGCCTCTGCTGGTGATGCAGGGAGAAATATCTAATCGTAAGAACAAGTATATCCTTTCCCAAATTTATAAGCAGGGATTTGTACTTATCCATCTACACCAGGAAATGCCTTTTGATCGTCCACTCACAGCAGAAGATATTACCAATCAGAATCGTATCGAAGAAGCTATATTTGGCGACCCTACTACAGCAAAATTTGCTAAAGCAAGGCAGAAAATAGCAGATCTTCATAACTACATTATTTCTTCTAAAGATATTATGTGGTATGAATCAATTGAAGTTCCTGAAGGATTCAAAGCTAATGATAGTGATGAAGAAGAGGAAGTAGAAGTTGAGGATAAAAAAGAAGCTGAATTATCTGCTGCAGAGAGAAGGAAAGCCAGCGGTAGCACTATTGTTCATACGCCAAGGACTAAATGGACAATATCTTCTAATAAGAATCTACCTGAAAAGGTTTATGAAATGCAGAAGGTTGAATTTCCAATTCATCTTGTGGACACTTGGAAAAATGAGGAAGTATTTTGGTCTAACCAGGATTATGAACCATTACTGCATACTATTTCTTTAATTACCCGTTTTAGTGATTCACCTTCTGGCTATTACAGTCTATTTTCTCATAATACTGAAGAAGCTAAAGATTTAAGGGCTAAGGGATACGCGGGCATTCATTGGCAAGATTTAGGTAAATGCAATTCTTTTAGAGAACATTCCCCAGTAAGACTTATCAAAGTAGCACAGAACAATGTGAAGTACTGCAAAGACTTCAAGCATGTTACAAAATTCTTTAAGGAAATCAGAAACAAAACCATCACAATGTCAAATGCATTAATCAGGTGGAATACTGCACGGCTATTACAGGAAAAGCTTACCGACCTACAATTTCTAAATGGTTTTTCCTCACTCTCAGCAGAAAAAGCTGCAGATTATAAGAAGTTAAAAGAGTATGTTGCAGCTTACTGGCGGAGTATGACTATTGGTACCAATATACTTGGGGCTGATAATACAACTACAGGTAAACTTATCTCTCACCTGGATAAAGTAGGGCAATTTCAATTATTCGTTAAAGCTAACCCTGAGGATAAAGATGCTATTTCTCAACTTGCATTGGAATTATTCAATCCACAAGCTGGAGTTGAGATTGCTGATGGTAAGGCTATTGATACTGAGCTTTATGATCTATATTTGGAACTTGTAGACTGGGCACAACCAGTTAAAGAGTTGATGAATATGGTTCAACCGTTGATAGAAGCTGAGCCTTTATCTGCTGAACAGGAAGAGGCAATCCGGCATTATTTCATATACAGGGGAACACCTCTGACAAACCAAACACAATGAGTCAAATTATCGTAAATCGTGTGAACGATTCAATTACCGGTTCCTATAAGGGGAAACCGTTTGGCGTAACTTTTTCTGAGCAGAAGTATGCTCAGATGAAAGAACTGGAATCTAAAGCTAATGCAGCTACTTCAATGGAAGAGTTAGCATTGTTATTAGAAGATTTTGAACCTCTTATACAAGAGAATTACAAAGAAATAATTGAACACGCTAAAGGAGGTCAGCATCTTTTTGTAAATCCTCATAATGGTAAATTATATCTTGCCATCAATGGAAAAGTAAGTAGCAAACCCATCCCCAAGAGTTTAGCAGATCGTATTATTACATCAGTTGAAAAAAATATTGATGTATTACCTCTTGTAAAATGTTGGACTCGCTTTCTTCGTAATCCCTGGTATACAGATGCTAAAGCAAAACTATTTGCAGAGTATATTAATACCACAGATGTTAATACTGATCTATACAATAAACTTGTAGATAAAGAAGGATTAACACCAGAAGTTGCTTCTGCCAGGGCTACGCAATATGATGTGAATTTTACTGAAGAGGGCCTACTTGTAACTTTGAAAGTTGTACGTGAAGTTGATTGGAAATTTGTTTCTGATGATACCCAACCCAATGGTGTAAAGAAGGTAGACCGTTTTGCTTTTGAAGTGGATGAATTTAGTGGGTTAAAAACTTACAAGAAACCAGAATTCATGGAACAAAGAGTATTTGAACCTGCTGTACAGAAACAAAGTGGAGATTCTTTCTTCTCTGATGATTACGAAGGTCACATTATTCGTGTTGGTAAGGCAGTATACCTCGATAGTTGGGATAAAGTAAATACAGATGATAGCCACAGTTGTGTTAAAGGTATCCATTTAGGGGGCAGTCGCTATGTGCGTAATTTTCAGGATGATGATACTATTACACTTACTTGCTTTGTTGACCCAATGTTTATAGGTGCAATAGACAAAGCAGGTACTGGTGCTCTTCGTGTATTGAAATTCTTTCCTTATGGTTCATTCCAGGGAATAACTAAATCTATCTACCATAGTAGCCAATATGCTCAGCTTACTGATGCTGAATATTCTAAACTGATTGAAGAAGCAGTAGAAGCAAGCCAGCAGGATGTAGATAAGATTGCCGCAGATTTAGAAGAGAAGAAGAATTTGTTATAAGTTTGTTAAGTGAAAACTAAGAGAGGAGTCGCACGATAATATCAAGTTGTAAGGAATCTAACCTATAACGAATCTTGGTAAGTAGATAACAGACTTCACTTTTTCAACCTATGGCAAAAGCAATAAAGACCCGGAATGCAGGTACAATGACTGAAGCTGCATATTTTGCAAAATTAAGAAGTACCCTTAGAAGAGCTTTTATGTGGTGGTTACCAATGAAAGCAGCACTTGAAGCAGCTAAACGGAAATCTCAATCGACTAATAAACGTCTGAAATTTGAATACTTCTGCTGTGAATGCATGAATTGGTTTCCGCGCAGCCAGATAAATATTGACCACAAAACTGAATGTGGTAGTCTGCTGTGTCTCGAGGATTTACCTCAGTTCGTGAAGAATCTTACACCAGAGAATTCCTCAGCATTTCAGGTACTTTGCAAACAATGCCATCAATCTAAAACGAACCTTGAAAGATCGATCCGAAAGAATGCCAACAATAACAATTCCATCAGCAGCTCATAAAAAGGCTGCTGATATTTTTTCAACAATAGCACTTCCCGTTTCTTCATTTGTTATCTATACCCTTGCAGAGAACTCTGAACTTACAGCTAAGCAATTAGCTACGAAGACAGGTAATGCTTTACCAGTGGTACAAAGAATCCTTCCTAAGCTTTTAGCTACAGGTGTAATTCGTAAAGAAACAATGGGTGTAGAAGTGTATTATAAATTAGTTCATGGACGACTTGAAACAATCAATGCCGCAGCCGCCAGGTTACTCTGATCTGCTGGTGATAGATGGGGATGCTATCCCTTACATGATAGGGTGGTTTCAGAAAGACCATGCTGATGTGGAAAGAACTAATGAGGCTGTTGACAGTTTCATGAATGATTTCCTTACAATTACCTGCGCATCAAGATTTATCGGTATTCTTGCCTTTGGTGGATGGCCTAATATTACTTTAGAAAAGTGTTTCAGATATGAGGTATATAAGTATAAGTCATATAAAGGAAGCCGGCCAGAAAAGGATGAATGGATCAAATTCTGGGAACCACATATCCGTCAAAGACTTATTGAAAGATGGGGATTTGTATGTGCTCCTGCTTGGTTGGAAACAGATGATGTAGTAGCCTATCTATCCGCAGCAGAAACAGGCATTATCTGCTCCCCTGATAAAGATTTGAAACAGATGCCTGGTGCTTTCTATAACTATAAAGAACTTGGTACTGAAAAGCATAGAGGTGTAGAGATAATTACTGAAAAGGAAGCCTTAAGAAATTTCTACTTCCAGTTGATTTGCGGGGATTCTACAGATAATGTGCACGGTGTGAATGGCATGGGTGAGGTTAAAGCCAATAAGCTTTTGAATGAAACCTCAGAGATGCTGTGGAAGAATGAAGTGAAACTTGCTTACCAGAAACAGTACGGCCCCCATTATGGTGAGATTATCTATGAAGAAACATTCAATGTTATCAAGATGATGACACCAGAGCATCCTTTATGGGAATATTATACCAGGGTTTATGGCTTTGAAATTGAAGATTACATCAAAGCAATTAAAAACAGTAATGAATATGTCAGATCCTTTCATAGAGAAGTTGAATGAGAAGAATTTGTGTACGTGGTATGTACTTCCTCTTCTGGGGTTGAATGCTGATATGTTTGGTACCAGTAACTTCAGGAATTCTTACCTGGTTAAAGATCAGAATCTTATAGTTGTGGAAGTAGTTGATGCAAGGCTATCTTTACTGGCAGCTCATTCATTATATTACCAGTCTGCCATATTCGCTGAAGCTGCGGATTATCTTGTATTCGATATACCGGATAAGTGGGATTGGGATATGAGGATGTTTAAAGCAGGCAAGTACACTAAAATGTCTGATGAAGCTAAGCAAACCATAAAGATGCTCAGTGGATTAAACTATGAGATAGAAGGGGAAGATGAACAGAGGTTTACAGATTCTATTCTCATGGCATTGGATAATCGAAACGAGCTGAGAACTAAGTGGATGGAAATATTAGCTACCCAGGAAAGACACCTTCCTGATGAACTTCTTTCACCGCCAGCAGATGCAAGTTTTATAAATTTACAAAGTATTATGTAACTATGGCCCTGTAATGGGCCCTTTTTAAACTTTCCTAATGCAGAATAAATTAGTTTTAGAAGGGCATGAGTTTGAATTAATAGGAGTATCTGAGCCAAACTTTGTATACTATTCTCCTGAACCTCTTCCTATATTTAAATTTATACTACAAAGTCCAGAATTTAGTCCATATAAGCGTACTTATAGAAGTCTGTTTATTAATGAGAAATATTATGCTGTCAAACCTATTCAACATGGAAACTAAATTATTAGGGAGTCCTTTACCTTGGCCTTTTATGGATGATCGTGGGTTTCCAATAGATCCAGATATGCCAGTGTTATCTGCTGCAGACCGAGAAGCTATAGATAGAATATTTAAGCAGGTACGCTCAGAGCTGCCAAATAAAGTAGGCCAGATATTAATACTTGGAACTATGGGTGATATGGAAGGTGGGGAAGATTTTGAAAAGTTATGGGTAGAGCAGAAATAGCTCTGCCTTTTTTAAACCGATTGGCTATGCTTTAAAATTAAATACTTAGCTTACAGTCCAATAATCGTTTATGAGAAATTTTACAAATTTACAAGGTTTGACTTTTGGGCAATTAACTGTAGTCGGTTTAGGTATTGGAAAGGGTAAAGAAACTGTTTGGGATTGTCTATGTACATGCGGGGGAACTAAAGTAGTAGAAACTTCCCATTTAATACGTGGAGCTATAAAAACTTGTGGATGTGGTTCTAAATCTGGATTTTTTCAAAGAACCCATGGATTAATTCATACAAGAACTTATCATTCATGGATGGCAATGAGAAAACGTTGTTCTAATAAGAAAGAATACCCAACATACTACCTAAATGGTATAACTGTATGTACTGAATGGCAGAATGATTTTGTTCAATTTTTTAATGATATGGGCCATCCTCCAACTGACAAACATACTCTTGAAAGAAAGGATAATAAATTGGGTTATTTTAAAGAAAATTGTAGGTGGGCTACACCTAAAGAGCAAAATCGTAATTATTCTCAAAATAAGATTTTAGAGTTTAATGGTAAATCTCAATGTGTTACTGGATGGGCAGAAGAATTAGGTATTGATAGATTTTTAATTTATAATAGATTACAGAAAGGATGGTCTATTGAAAAAGCTCTAACAACTCCAAAGAAGTTTCAAACCAAAAATAATTTACAACGTTCGTAGTAAAGTACCCTATCATTCCAACCAATTACTCCACCATTAATACGATAAGTAATTCTTCTGAAATCATCATCTATAGATTCATCCATCAACCCTTTATCAATAAAGAATTCCCAACAGGCTGAATCCAAAGCATATTCATCTTCAGTTCTTACTTTTAGAGCTGCATCTTCTACAGTTAGATTCTTATACTTTGCATAACGCTGATAACTTTCTTTACCGGTAATCTGAATAAAGCCTGCACCACGGTATCTAAAACCATCCCCACTACTTGGCCCACCATTACTCATACGATTGGCATATACTTCATTGGCTAACTTCTCAGGATTCCTTATATATCCAGCAGGATCAAGTTTACCTTTACCGAATCGTGATGGCCATATATCAATCAATCTCTGAGGAGTAGTATAATTCATGTTCTCATTCTTGATAGAGAACTCACCAGACTCATGGCAAACAGTGGCCAGAAATTCTTCCAGCTTATCTTTACTGTCTACACCATATCGTGGACACACTGTATTAATTAACTCAGCAATCTTTTCTGCTCTTGCAGCAAATAGTGAATGGCATATCTTTCTTAGAATTTCAGCGGTAATAAGCATCAGTAATAAGTTTGAGGTGTTATCCAGGCAGCCCATTTATTCATTGGGCATGAAGCTGCTGGTGATGAGGATTTAGAGGCCAGAGGGCAATGGCAAATTCCACAGTAAAAGATAGAAGCTTGTTCATTAATAGCCTGAATTAACCTTTTTCCGATTGGGCTAAGTTGTTTCTTATCATCACATTTATCACATAGGCTTAACCGGTAGGTAATCATCTGCTGGTGTTCAGGAGAGGATTGGACGAAATTAAACCATCCTGAAGCTATCTGTGTAAGTTTCACAACTTAGGTTTAAACTTGAAGAATAATCCTATACCAATTCCCAGGGTAAGAACAAGTATAATCCAGAACAATATATTTCGTTCTTTTCTGTATTTATCTGCTGCAGATTGAGAGATAGCAGCTTGTTTCAATACATTACTTAGGGTTGCATTAGCAATATCCAGCTTACGATTATCAATAATCTTTAATCTAATTGTATCAGGGGTTGGTACTGGAACTTTGATACTGCTATACTTTTTCTGGGCTGCTTTAAACCCTTGATTGTACCCTTCTTCAACAGCAGATGAACAGGATTTCTGCTGTAGACTGATGCTATCAATAATCCTTTTGCGATCACTGGTATCAATTAAAACCGGTACATACACATTATAGGGGATACTATCTATTTTACCTTTAATAAATTCCCTGGCAGTATCGTTAATACATGGCCATAAGCTATCTATAAGAGGCTTAACCTGATTGAGAAGAGAACGATTAGCACTCACTCTCTCCACAGCAGAAGAATCCTTTGCAGCTTTACAACTACAAAGGATCAAGCAAATTACAATTATATATTTCAAGAGAGCTCTTTTACAGGTGGAGTAATAGTTACTACGGTTTTGGGGGGTTCAAAAAAGTTTTTTAATAAATAACCTACCCCTGCTGTTAGAGATACAGTTCCTACTGCTTTCCAATTAATATGTCCAGTTTCTATACTATTTTGTAGTGCTGTAAGTCCAGCCCCAATTACAGCCATAACTAAACCTTTACCGGCATCCCGCCAGTCAATAGTGAATCTTTTTGAAGTAGTAACTTCTACAGATTTGGGTTGAATGTCTTCAGGCATATTCATTAAGATTTACGGTGTCGTTTAAAATTTCTTGCCCATGACCAGATTCTTTTACCTATACCTAAGCACACCCACCCTGATACTGCGCCTATACCCCCTGTAAGGGCTGCTTGGATTAAAGGATTTAGGTTCATAGTAAGATGGATTTGTTCTGTCCAGCCAAAAGTACGATTTAACATTGCACCCAGGCCAGCTATACAGATAGCGATAGTGGATTTTATATGTTCCATTTTAAATTTAGGCTTAGGTGTAGGGTTATAACTTGAGTTCATTGAGATTACCATAGCTGAAATTTTGTTGAAGCTACCATGGTTCCTCAAAGAATTATCTAAATTAACAAAACTTTAAGAAATTAGGTGCTTCGATTATAATTTGATTATAGAGCTTACCCCCGCTTCATTACAATTTCATGAAGAGGTTTAGCAAACTTCCAAATTATTTCTCCTAATATCATACCAAGGATAAGTGTAACAGTACCTATAAGATAATAAATAGTATCATTGTCAAAAGTACAATCTACAGGAATGCTATAATAAAGCCTGAACACGTAACAAAACGAAGTTACTGCCAGTATAATTCCCAGTATTTTAAATTCTGATTTATATCTATGATAATACATTGAAAATTGATTAATTAATAGGGCACATAATCCACACCAAATAGGGTCTTTGGATTTAGTATAGAACCAATACCATTCAAGATATTGTCTATTCTGACATCTTTCCCAGGAAGGGTATAAATAAATTAAGCCTACAATATTGTAGGCTATAATTAAAATTAAAATCCATGCAAACCTGATATTCATGTTATGGATTGGTTGGTGGTGGAATTGGTGGGGGTTTAGGTTTACCTTCTTCCGGTGTTTCAGGATCATCTGGCACTAAGTAATGTTTAATTGATTTCATGAGTTGTTTTATTTAATAGTAAAGTAATAAAGATTTTGTTAAAGTGCATAATTAAATACCACCAGTTACACTTAGCCTGCCTGCTGTTCCTGTTACAGAGTTTATTACATTAGCGGTATTCTTTACTGTTACCGAAGCTTGCCCAAAAGCCCAAAATGGGATAATAATAAATACTAATTTTTTCATCTTATTAATCTTCTAATATTAGCCCCTATTTTTTCTGCCGCCGCAAATTGTGCAATATAACTTTGATGACGGTCATCATCCCCCCCATCGGCATTAATAGGCGAACCTTTTGCTAAAGGAGAACTTTCATCAAATACACCAACCGTGTTTGTTAAATCCTCCTTCTGCGGATAAGCATCAATGTCAATTAAATCAACATCGTAAAGTTCGTCCGAAAGTTCTGTTAAAGCATCCCTAATTAACGTTTCATAAACAGTTTGATAGAAGTTTATTTTTACTAACTGCCAGTTAGGGGTGTTGCCAGTTACCCATAAGTCCTGCTTAAGATTGGTTTCTATAAATGATTTTAAGCTCACAAAGGCTGTCTTATATGCACTCTTTGTGACATGTAGGTTGGCATCAGCTTCCCCTTGCCACCATATAATAGAAACTAATACAATTCTCTTTGTTGGGTACAATGTTCTTAAATCTCTTATCCCTCTTGATATATAGTAATAAGATGCGAGGTTACGGTTGGTATTATTCCACGTACCAACCGTGGCATCAGAACTTGTAGTATCTGTTAAACGCGTGTCTCCCCATGCAGCCTTGATGAAAAACACTTTCTTAGAAGTACTGTCATTTATGTATGTACCAAGCGGAATATCTAATCCAAATTCGGGTCTTGTATTATCTGTAGCACTGTTTACACCAGCAGTATCTAATCGCCATTGCCCATTGTCTAAATTATGATTAGCTGATTTTGATTGATCTTTGAAATAGATATAGGTATTATTGGGTCTTGTAACATATCTGCCCCTTATTGTAGAAGTGTCAGGATAGTATGTGGCAATACCCTTATAGTTGTAATACGGGTTTGCAATACGTGCCGATTGCGCTCTGCCAACCCCATTGCTTTGTGCTAATATTATAACAACGTATATATTGCTATCAGGCACTGTTACGTGGTATCTGTTTCCTATTAACCCTGACTTTGGACGTTGAGAATACGAATTAATAACTCCATAAAACGTACACCATACGCACACTAATAATATTATCTTTTTCATGCAAAAAGTTTTTTTCTATGTGATAATGGGAACCAGAACAAAATAACAACCACCCATCCAATGCCATTCAATTGCATTACTTCTATATAACTCTGATCTGCGTAAATAGTACTGGTTTGCGAAGCTGTTCCGCTAGCTATGTACACTCCTAATGTACAGTTAGAGCCCCCAACAATTATCTTACCATCAAGAATAGTTATACCATTAGAATTATTGAAGGTATTATAAGTAGTACTGCCTACATCATTATATCCCGTTGAAGCTGTAAGCCTACTTTGCTGCCATGTAGAGGAAGATGATGTCCTTCCTTGCACATCTATTCCCGGAGTAGCTGTAGTGCTGTATGAAAGTCCAATCTTAACTCCTCCAGTGTTATTACAACCTATATGAAAATTGGAATGAATCTTATATGTTTTGTTTGCAAGTAAGTTTACAGTAAACCCTGTTACGGCAGTAGCAGACGCAGAAGTAGTACTAACGTCACTCGTTAAGTTCGCAAAAGAATACGGAGGTGTATACCCGCTTGTATTGGTATTACTTATTGTTACATCTACTTCTGTGGCACTTCTATATATGAATCTTATTTCATTGTTTATTCCTACTGTATAAACCCCCATCACCTGCGCAGTAGCAGGGAATGTTGGAGTGCTGCCCGAATTGTGATAAAGCACTACCTCTGTGTTTGTCACAGCCCCCGAAGTATCAAAGGTTATATTTCCAGTTGCAGGGGATACTACAGTATTATATACAGAAGGTCTATCAAAAGCCACTACTGCACCCGTTCTTGTTGGCACAGTATCGGTTAATAGTGTGTTAATCTGTGCTGTTACATATGTTGCTACAGCCTGCGTAGTAGGATATAAAGTATTATTCAGTGTAGTAAATGAAGTTGCTTTATTAGCTACATTTTCGGGCGTATAGCCTAAGGCATTAGCTATATTCAGCCTAAGCGTATCATGCCTGTAATTTCCTTGCGTTCTAAACACAACGCCCGAACTATCCGATAGCCCCGAAAAGGTTGTATAATACTGCTTAAGACTATCATTTAATGTAGCTGGTGCCACGTAATCAGATGAGGTAGCGATTGCAAGTGTATTAGCTCCTGCTCTTTTAACAATTCCAGTTGATCCTAGTCCAGTTATTTGATCTTGAGTAACTGTACCGCCTAAAGATGTACTATTTGTAGCTATAGTAATAGCACTATTTGCAAGATTAGCATTTGTAATACCCGCACTTCCTGAAAGGTTGGTATTTGTTAAACCTGTTATTGAATTGCTCCCTGCGACTATCGTTTTATTAGTTAGAGGTTCGGTAATGGAATTATAATCACCTGATTGTGGTGTAACAGTTCCTGAACGCCCATTGAAAGAAGTAACACCACCTGCTGAACCATTTGCCGCCGCTGTTATACGCCCCTTAGCGTCTACCGTTATATTAGCATTGGTAAATGAACCCACATTACTATTTACAGTTGCAAGGGTTAATCCTATATCGCCACTTGTTGTTATCGGACTACTGGTTATCGAAAAGTCACTGCCAGTTATTCCTACACTTGTTACCGTTCCCCCACCTGCGCTTATAATAATATTCCCACTGTTGTTTGCATAAATACCATTAACGCTTACTGCCAATGTTTTAGTTGGAGCATTAGGCATTTCGAGACTAATATTCCCACTTAAATTGCTTGTTTTTAAGTAAGCAATTCTTGTAGCTGCAACAGCCCCCGATATACCAACCCCATTAGAATCTATTCGCAGTAAAGAGTTTACAGAACTTCCAAAAGAATTAATATCAACAATAGACGATGCGGGGCCATAAGCTCTATTTGCAATGTCCGCAGATATGATAGGCCACGAGATAGAGTAATCGTCTGAAAAAGTTCTCAATTGAACATTATTACCATAAGAAGTCCAGCCACTTCTTTTTAGATTTGTAGCACCATCGGTTTTATTAAGTAAGAAAGTAGGGGCAATACCATCATTATTCTCTGCTATAAAGCTGTTTGAATTATCTGCATTCGATGAAGTTGCATTTATAGATTTAATATAAGCTCCAGTTGCGGTGAAATTAGAATTTGTAAATATACCCGCGAAGCCGTTTAAGTTCATGCCATATCCATTACCATTATGAGTTCTGTTTCCTGTAAATGTTAAGTCCGTATTAGCAAAATTTTGTCCATCTATTGCAGATGCATTGACCCTTGTTATCTTACCTGTAACAGAATCCCTTACCAATACTTGCGTATGATAAGCGCTATCCATATTTGTAACAAATAGGTTAGAATTTTCAACGCTGAATGAAGTAATATCATCCCCTTGACCTATATATAGCCTTTGAGGCAAAGATGTTTCAGCAGAGTTTGTAGACCTTATAGAAACAGAACTATTGTCAAGTAATGCAAAAGATTCACCAAGAGAGGGTATATATTTTCTAAAAGAACCATCACTTGAAAAATTGAATAAATTATTACTTGATTGATTAAAGTAAAAATCACCCCCATTTAGATTTAATACCCTACTCGCCCCAGTCGGCAAAGTCAAATCAGAATTTCCAATATTTACCTTAGCATTCAGTTGTGCTTGTAACCCACTTGTAACGCCGCTTAAATAAGCTAATTCTATGGGTGTAACGCTTGATGCTGTTGGCAGCCCATTAGCATCACTTACCAAAGCCCTGTTACCTGTAATAGCTACATTTTGAGAAATAGTTGTTCCAGTACTGTTATAAACACCTATTCTATATTGAGTACCAGAACTTACAGTTCCACTTCCTCCTCCACTTCCAATTTCCTCCCATTGCTTAGGATTACTATTACGTTTCCATACTTTATTACCTGTATAAGTAAAAATTACTGCACCCGCAGTATCAATTCCTTTCTGAAGATTAGCAGCAGTAGTATCTAAAAATCGTGGCAGATAAAAATTTAAACCGGCCATTAGTCTACTATCCGAAATAGTTACAGAGGATGAGGAACGATTAGAGATGGGTTGACTAAATGCTGATAACCCTATAACTGCTAGTATTAATGTAAATAACTGTTTCATATTAATAGAATTGTATTGAAATGGTAGTATCATCTTCCATAGTAAAGGAAGAAAGGGTAAAGCCTATGTCATAAGTTACATAATCAGTCCCTGGTATAAGTAATAAATTTTTATCACGGATTAACCGGTATCTTAATCCGGATAAAACTTTGCTTGTGTAAGCATTTGCAGAGAAGTCACTTTTATAAAGTAATACATCATTAGGGTTATTTCGAGACATGTTATTTAAGGATTATGATTCAATATAGAAATAATTGTCACCAGAATGTACATCAAAGCCTGGAATAGTGATTTCAATACCCCCTCCTGATAATATTGTGTATTCATTTATAGGATCAGATGGATTATTGAAATTATATAATAAGAATCCTACACC